TGTTGACAAATTTGAGATCATTTGCAACAAAACCTTCTTGTGTTTCAGTGCCATCATCTAAGTAACCTTTGATAGGACTTGACTTTGCGGCGTTGTCTAATTGATCAACAACGTCTTGTTTTAGATTGTATAGAGCAATCCATATTTTAAATGCTCCTAATACACCTTGTTTATGTGCGTTTAGATGAACAGATATTTTTTCTCTCATAGAGTCTGTCATTTTTCTATTCTCTACGAATTCAATAAAATCTTTGTATAAGTTTCTTAAGTTGCCAGATACAATTTTCTTGTTAACGTATACAGTGAACAATTGATTGAATGAATTTCTTGCTTGAGGTGCAGTACTAAACAATCCTTTAACAGCAGGACCATATTGATTAATAACTTTTTCTACTTGCTGTTTGAGTTCTTTATTAATTTTTAGTTGAGGAGTTACTGGCATCTTACTAGGCACTATTGCTACTTCTGAATTGTTTTTCAAATTACCAATAGAACCATCGAGTGACGATGCTTCATTTGTTGTCATAGCATTTGCTGGAATAAATTGATGTACAGCAATCCCTGCTTGTTTGCCTTTGAGCAAATGTCCTGCTTCACTATCGACATCAACTGTGTACGCAATTCCCCCAGGGTTTGCTTTAAAACTGTAAAGACCATCTTTGTCTTGTAATGGTTGACTGAATAACAAGTCTCCCCAATAATAACCAGTAGACCCTCTGTCTGACTTTTCTAGTCCAGGCCATACAGTATCAATAATACGATACAAATCACCTCTGTTTACGCCACGAGCCTTATCATATGCTTGAAATTCTTGTGGAGAGTAGACTAGTCTACCGCTACCATCTTTCTTATTGAACATGTGCTTGTCCATTATAGAAAATCTACCTTCAAGGTTGCGACCAAAGATTAATGCAGGATATCCGTCCCATTTAATTGTGATATTATTTGGGGATTGAATTGTTGCTTCTATTTGTTTCAGTGCATGTCTTGCACCGTTCTCATCATCTAAAAACACCAAGTCTTCTGGATGATCCATATGACCTGCCGCTTCGACTATGTTGATTTTTTCTAGTTGTCGTAATGACTTAGCGATAACTTCAGTAAGAGTACTCACTATTATCTCGTTTTCAATGCTGGTATTTTTTCTGCTCTTATTGCTGATTGAGTTTTAGATTCTGCGACAGTACCTTTTATGCCACCTACAGGTTCTATCATTTTTGGCCCTTGACTACTGAAGTCTGATCCATCAATCTCTGCACCAACAACTTCAGCGTTTGCTGTACCACCATCGTCACCACCATCGTCATTTGCAGGGGGATTTGCAGGCGGTGTTGGTTCATTCATGCCTTCTGGTGCTTGTGTAGCCAGCCATGTCGCATTAGCCAAATCACGTACTAGAGATTCTTTATAAGTACCATCGTCCCATTGTTCTTGCATAACTCTAAATATTCGATTTGAATATGTTTTTAATTTTTGACCTATTTCTAAACCTCTTGTAAACTCTAAATACCAATTAGACATGTAATTTTCTAATGTCATTTGATCTTCTTCTGGAGCCTTTCCAGGTTTTGCGAGATATGAAAAATCTGAATCTAACTGGCCTTTTACTAAATCATAGATTTTATTCATCATGTCTTCTACAAAATAACCTCTTGCTAACTGTGATTTAGAATTTTTTCCTTTAAGTTTAAATTTTGATGTGTCACGTTGACGACCGCCATTATTTCCTGATTGGCCTTTCTTTTCTCTATTATGCATATTATGCATTGCTTCAGTTATGATGTCATTACTTAACATGTATGTTTCCTAAATCTTTTTAATAGTTTTTGTAAATCGACTATTATCTCTACCACGAATAGAACTCAATAATTTCTTTTCTAGTAATTGTGCTTGATCATCACTATAATTTCGTTGAATATATTCAATAAGGTTCAATGCACTGGAAATAATATGATTTCCACGTGACTCTACAATGTGGGGTACATCGCGGTTTTGCCCAATCGATTCGAGTTCTTCTAATAAACTTCTTGTTTTCTTTTGCATAGTGATTCTCTTAAATCCGTGTATAGTATTTAGTCTACATTAGCCAATTAACACTAAATTCTTTAGTTTGTGTCTTTGAGGTTGTTCAATAATGATTTTAGTTTAGAACCTTGAACGTCTGCAACAACCTTTTTATTTGCAGGATCAACTTGATCCTGAACAATTTGATCTGTTGCTCCAACACTAGAACTAGTTTTAAACTTGTCCATGATCGATTGTGCTGATTGTTGAGGAGCATCTGTTGCAGTACCTGATACTGTTGCAGTGCCAGGGTCTGTAATACGCAATGTTTCAACATCAAATGCTAGTTCGACTTTTTGTCCTACACCAGAACTTGATCTTGTCTTCATTAACTGAATCTGATACTGTCCACGTTCTCTCATACTGCGTGATGTAAAGATACCAAACACATTGTCTGCTGTGTTGATCTTACTGATACCACCTGAGATATGACTGTGATCGAATTCTATTTCTTCTACTGCACTTCTGTTTAACTGTGATGCAGTTACAAAGATTATATCTAATTCTTTTGCTAAGTTACGCAATTCTTCTGATACATACTTGTCTTTAACATACAAGTCACTCGGACTTACTTTAGCACTTACAGGCATCAACAAGTCTAAGTAGTCAACACATAAAAAGTCTAGTTTCATACCTGTTTGTATCTGCAACTCTTTACAATATGCTCTCAGATCGTTTACAGTAGATTGAGCAGGCATGTATTTGATTCGTAATTGACCAGCCGCTTTCTGCTTCATCTTCACTTTCATTTCAACATTGTCTAAATCTTTAAAGATTTCTTTTGCGCCAGTATCAGTAACCATTGAATCAATTCTCATTGCTGATAAATGCTCACTCAACTCTAAAGTGATATAGATACCAGAAAGACCAGCAAGAATCCAATTTACTGAAAGATTTTGCATGAACAATGACTTACCAGAACCTGATCCACCTGCAAAGATTTGTAGTTCTCCACGATTAAATCCACCATAAAGTTTCTGATCAAGTACAGGCCATCCTGTAGACGATTGACCATTGCTTGTTTTTAGATGCATCAAACGAGCCCTAGGATCATCAAAATAGTCAACACCCATATCTCTTAACAATGATATTTGTACTGCATCTTTAATTAACTTTTCGACAGGATCATAATCACCTTTCTCTAGTAAATCTGCTGATGCCATGATTGCTCGTTCTAGTTCTTGTCTACGAGTAAATGCCTCAAACTCAGTCATAAACCATTCATAGTGTCCTTCATCTAAGTCAGGAACTACATCTATATCAACACCTGTTGTTGCTTTGATTTGTGTCGAGTCAGGCAATATTTTATATTGATCTGAATGCTCTCTCATAAACTCTGCAACAGGTCTTAATCTTCTATCAAAGTTTTCTGCATTGAAAATATTAGTTATCCTAACAAACAACTCTGCGTTTGTTACCATCATTCGCAAGAACAATTCTTGCACCTCTGCGTTAAATTCTTTTAGCAATTTTATTCCTCATAACTTCTATTTTAATTTTACTATTAGTTGCGGCTTCCAATATACTTATTAAAGTAGGAAGTCTCCCATATTTTATCACGGCATCATTTGCATCTTTAATGTCTTCTGCCCAGTTAGGAAGAGACACGTCAAAGCCTAGTTCTAATGCTTTATCACATATCTCTAACCCTGTTTTATCCTGATCAGGGACAACAATAATTTGTTTACCCAACTTCTTTAATACACCAACTTGATTATCATTGATTGTATTGTGAGTCAAGGCACAGCCATTCATTGAGATTGCATCAAAGATACCTTCAAACACTAAACAGACTTCCCAGTCGGGTTTTTGCAAGTCAATACCAAATACATAGCCTGGCTGTTGATCATTGATGAACTTAGGCACTCTATTGTCTAAGTATCTACTTGTACTACCTACAACTTTGTTTTCATATGTGTAAGGTATAATCAATCGTTGTGAATTTCTACCTTCTTCTTTAGGCGTGACTAAGAAAGGATAATCATTATGAGTCATGCCTCTTGTTGCAAGATAGTCAATGTAAACTTTATGTTCTGAATTGCCTTCATAAATCAGTTCACCTTCTGGCATTTCTTTTTCTTTAAAAACAGGTACTGCATGTTGTTTCTTTTTTGTTATAATAGAATCTAATAAGTCTTTGTGTTGTAAAGAATGCATAGCCCATTTACTAATGTCTGTATCATTCATGCCACACCAACTTAAAAATCTACGACACTTTTTGCTAATGTTTCTACCTAATTTAAAACCACATTTGAATGAACAATTAAAACAATGATACTGCCAATTATCACCATCTATTTTAACTCCTCCACGCATACGTTTGTCCTGACTATGACCATTATGCACACAGCAGGGAGCATTGAACGAAGTCCAACCGCTTTGCGTCTGTTTCTTTTTGCCAGGTACAATCGTAAGTATATCAAACATATCTGATATTATATACGAAAGAGAGTGTTAAAACAAGTAATCAGGGTAACTTATCTTGCCAAAATAGTAACTATATTACCCACATTTGCGTGAAATTTGAGACGAATAAAAGGATGATATCCATTTATTGTATAACCTAATGTTCCGTTTTCTACTGCACCATTGGCGGCATTGCCATATCGATATGAATTGATATCATAGTAATCTGAATCAACTAGTGTTGATCCTTGAATTGTTAGATTACCAACATAGTTTGCCCAATCTATAGATGTTGATAATACCGGGTTATCTGTTGTGTTTATAACACTTGAGAAAAATGTAACTGCTTCAGAGTTTGCATTTGCGTTTGCATTTGGAAGTGTCTGATCATTTGGTATTGTAACGACTTGAGAAGGAACAAAAGAAGGTAACACAGAGTCAACGATATTTAAATCACCTCTTGCTCCTGCCTTAGAATCTACAAAAACAGGTAAGTTCAGGTTACCACTTGGCCATTCTAATGAATATGAACCTTGTTGTGCTGAGATATCTTCAATTTCTCCAGGAGTCGTGTTTAATACAAAAATACCATTAACATCTAATACTGGAGTTAAAGCCTTTCTGAAAAGAATTTTAGTACCATCTGAGTTAAGGGCTCTAAATGATATCTGTTGATTTGCTGTAGCAATAGATGATAGATCAACAGGCTTCTGTTCCTGATTCAGAAACTGAAACTGTAATTGATTGTCAACACCTTTGTTTAATGTTAATGGTTTTGAATAGACTGGCATATATTTCCTCGGGCTTGTACCTGACAAGACAACAACGATCTGTCTAACTGTATATGTATATACTGATGTAGTGTACGACACAAATTTAAATCTCCTATAAGATATATTTATCTCTATAAATTCAGAAGAAAATATACCATTTATTTTTGCCTCATAAATACAATTACAATGACAGATAATGATTCAAAAACACCAAAAGATTATTTCCAAAAACTTACTGAGTCCCACCCTTTTATTTCAGTTTTGCAATATGCTGGAGAGGACTTTGTAGGCATTGTTCAAAACCGTGATGATATTGTCACTACCATTTACGACTATGGTTCGATCAAAGATTCAAAGTTAAAAGTGAAATTCTTAGAACTAGGTGACATATGGTGGTGGGAGTCGAATCGTCAAATACCAATTCACTTGTTTTTGAAAGATGAATGGCGTGATTTTAAGCCGTTTATTAAGACATTCAACAACAAAGCATTAAACTTGTTGCATGGACCAATCGTAAGTATGAGTGATTTTCAGAAGAAAAGAGTTAAACGAAAAACTATTACTCTGGTAAAGAAAGTTTACTAAGCCGTTTAGCAATTTTAGCATTCACTCTTAATCTCTTAGCCCTACGTTTCTTAGCCAATTCTAAACTAAGTTTACTCTGAACACGTTCATCAAACGTTATCCCTAACAAATGATCATACTCATGCAAGAAGACTCTTGCTTCTAAGCCTTTCATGTGTTTCTTTTCTACTAG